AATCCAGAGATGACTTCATTTGTGTTTCGAGAAACACTGATGAGTCATCTTTTACTTTGGGGCAATGCTTATGCACAGATAGTTCGAAATGGTCGTGGCCAGGCAATTGCGCTTTATCCCCTACTTCCTAACAAGATGGAAGTAAGTCGAGCATCAAATGGTGAACTGGTTTATACCTACTACCGGGATACAGACGAAAGTGGCCTGAATCCAAAGGGAGGCTATGTCACACTTCGCAAAGATGATGTACTTCACATACCAGGCTTAGGCTTTGATGGACTCATTGGCTATAGCCCTATTGCTATGGCGAAAAATGCAATCGGTATGTCACTTGCTACCGAAGAATACGGTGCGGCATTCTTTGCTAATGGAGCCAATCCCGGCGGTGTGCTGGAGCACCCAGGAGTAATTAAAGACATACAGAGAGTCAAGGATAGCTGGAATAGTGCTTACCAAGGCACAGCTAAGGCACATAAAATCGCTGTATTGGAAGAGGGCATGAAGTTTCAAGCCATCGGTATACCTCCAGAACAGGCTCAGTTTTTAGAAACACGGAAATTTCAAATCAATGAGATTGCGAGGATTTTCCGTGTGCCTCCCCATATGGTGGGAGATCTTGAGAAATCTAGTTTCTCCAACATCGAGCAGCAGTCTTTGGAGTTTGTAAAATACACTCTCGATCCGTGGGTGGTGAGATGGGAGCAAAGTCTCCAGCAATCGCTTATTTTGCCTTCTGAGAAAACATCAGTATTCATCAAGTTCAATTTAGATGGTCTGCTGCGCGGCGATTATCAAAGCCGAATGAATGGCTATGCTATCGGGCGGCAAAATGGCTGGATGTCAGCTAATGATATCCGTGAATTGGAGGACATGAACCGTATCCCAGCTGAGGAAGGTGGCGATTTATATCTGGTTAACGGAAATATGACGAAATTGGCTGACGCAGGAGCGTTTGCCAAAACCGAAGGAGGTCAGTAAATGAAGAAGTTCTGGAATTGGGTGCGAGATTCTGATGAAGGGCGCACTCTCTATTTAAATGGAGTGATATCCGAAGAAACGTGGTGGGGTGATGAGGTCACACCTAAGATGTTCAAAGATGAACTGCTGGCTGGCACCGGTGATATTACAGTGTGGATTAACTCTCCTGGCGGGGATGTGTTTGCAGCAGCTCAGATTTACAACATGCTTATGGACTATACAGGAAAGGTCACTGTAAAAATTGACGGGCTTGCGGCAAGTGCAGCTTCCGTTATTGCAATGGCGGGTGGAGATGTATATATGTCGCCGGTATCCATGATCATGATTCATAACCCTTCGACCATTGCCATCGGTGACAGCGAGGAAATGCTGCGAGCAAAGGCTCTATTAGATGAAGTTAAGGAAAGTATTATTAATGCCTATGAGTTAAAGACTGGTCTTTCCCGAACAAAGCTTTCTCATCTGATGGATGCAGAATCATGGATGAATGCAAACAAAGCCATAGAACTTGGTTTTGCAGATAAGATCATGTTTATGGAAAATGAAACACCGGATTTGGCAGATAGCCTTATCTTTAGCAGGATGGCGGTTACCAACTCACTTATTAGCAAACTACCTAAAAAACAAAAACAAAAGACAGGTACACCTATAGAGTCGCTGGATAAGCGGCTTTCTTTAATTTCTCACTAATTTAAAGGAGGAAATACAATGAGTAAAATTCTTGAATTGCGCGAGAAACGCGCTAAGGTTTGGGATGCGGCGAAGGCATTCCTTGATTCAAAACGTGGCGGTGATGGATTGTTATCCGCAGAGGACACAGAAACCTATGAAAAGATGGAAGCCGATGTTGTTGCACTTGGTAAGGAAATAGAACGTTTGGAACGTCAGGCGGTTATTGACTTAGAACTTTCCAAAGCCACTAGTAGCCCTATTACAAATACACCGTCCAAACATGCTGAAGATAAGACGGGTCGTGCATCCGCAGAGTACAAGAAAGCATTCTGGAATGCTATGCGTACACGTGCTGGTGAAGGACTTGACCCGGTTGTAAAAAATGCTCTTAAAATTGGCACAGATTCTGAGGGTGGATACTTAGTTCCTGATGAGTTTGAGAGAACACTTGTCGAGGCTTTGGAGGAGGAGAACATCTTCCGTAGACTGGCTAAAGTTATTACCACCGCTTCTGGCGATAGAAAAATTCCGGTGGTAGCATCTAAGGGCACAGCCTCATGGATTGACGAGGAAGGTGCAATCCCAGAAAGTGATGATAGCTTCGGTCAAGTATCTATAGGAGCATATAAGCTAGGTACGATGATTAAGGTTTCTGAGGAACTTCTAAACGATAGTGTATTTGAACTTGAACCTTATATTTCTAGGGAATTTGCAAGACGTATCGGCAACAAGGAAGAGGAAGCCTTCTTCATTGGAGATGGTTCTGGTAAACCGACTGGTATCCTAGCAGCAACAGGAGGGGCACAATTAGGTGTCACTACTGCGGGTAGCACATCTATCACCATCGATGAAGTGCTTGATCTGTTCTATTCGTTAAAAGCACCTTATCGTAATAAGTCTGTATTCATCATGAACGATTCAACAGTAAAGGCAATTCGTAAGCTGAAAGACGGTCAAGGTCAGTACCTATGGCAGCCATCTATACAGGCTGGAACTCCAGATACGATTCTTAACCGTCCTCTTTTTACATCTTCTTATGTGCCTGCTATTGCAGCTGGAGCAAAGACAATAGCATTCGGTGACTTTAGTTATTACTGGGTAGCAGATCGTCAGGGTCGTGTATTTAAGAGACTTAATGAACTTTATGCTGTTACTGGCCAAGTAGGCTTTGTTGCTACTCAGCGTGTGGATGGAAAATTAATTCTACCTGAAGCCATAAAAGTACTTCAGCAGAAAGCTTAATGGAGGTGCGTTATGAGCTATAACACAAAGAATTATACCGAACAAGGCGGAGAGAAAACTGTTATAGGCGGAACGCTTGAAATCAAGGAAGGAGCCTCGGTAACGGGGCTCTCCGCCAATCCGCTTCTCGTGGCAACAGAGGAGACTCTCGGTGGTGTAAAAGCCGCCGCTGCTGGTGAGGACGATACCGTCGAAGTAAAAATCGGCGAAGACGGTAAGCTGTATGCTCCAACATATCCTACCGATGCTACGGAGTCAGTCTCTGGGCTGGTAAAAAAGGCTGCTAATCAAGCCGACAGCATAGCCGAGGATACAGCCACTCTTGTCACGGATTTTAATGCTCTGCTCGCTAAACTAAAAGCGGCTGGGTTAATGGCAGCAGACGAAGAATGACCGGAGGGAGGCGGACGGCATGACAACTGATAATCTTCTCCCTAAAGTAAAAGCAAATCTGATCCTGACGCATGACGCAGACGATGGACTTCTGCTGCATTACATCAAAGCCGCCGTCTCTTATGCGGAAAGTTATCAGCATGTTGCTGAGGGTTATTACACTGAAAACATCATGCCCCCAACAACTGAACAGGCAGTAATCATGCTGTCGAGTCATTTCTACGAAAGCAGAGATGGCTCGACGGCTGGTTTCTTCGCCGATAGCGTACAGGCGGGGCAGCAGGTTTGGAACACGGTGAACCTACTTCTTAGGCTAGACCGGGATTGGAAGGTGTAAATTATGAGTTTTGGAAAGATGAACACCTTTATTGATATCATCAGTACAGAGCCTATTAAAGACAAGGATGGTTTCGCTGCTATAGGCGATAACATACTTGCCAGTGTACGTGCCTACAAGGAAGATCGGCATGGCAGTGATCGGTGGGCAAATAGGGCATCATTTTCTTCTGCAACTTCCCTATTTAGGTTTAGAAAAATATCTGGCCTTAGGGTGACCAGTGAAATGGTCATCGTTTGTGATGATGGCAGATATCAGATTTTAAGTGTTGATGATGTAAGAAAACGAGGCATGTATGTCGAGGTTTTAGCAGAAAAGATAGAACCAACTGTGAGGTGATGGATATGGCAAAAGTGAATATAAAGATGCCAGAAGAATTCC